GACCTACTGGTATTGTTCTCTTGGAGGTTGTCGCTTTCATCTAGGTTATAATAGAGATATATATTTAAACTATTTCTTCACCATTTTGAATCAATTTTGTCAAAGAACGTATATACAACGGATATTTGGTTTATCATAAAGGAAATAATATGGAAGGGTGTATATAATGGAACGTATTGGTTTATACTGACGCTTGAATTATTGATGAACAAAACCACCAGACAGAAATATGTGGAATACTCTGACCCCGTATTACACGAAGAAGAAAAAACATTCAAAGAAAAAGTCGAGAAGTTTTCGAAACGGATTTTGGATATAACAAAAGCATATTTAGAGAACCCAGATAAACAAGTAACATTAGATATGAATCACGCTTTTTATGAATATGCTAAGAGATGTATAGCACATTTTTATACCTTTTAACATTTCAAATACCGACCCTTTGGGTCGGTATATTTGAATGTTATTAGGTAACTGTTACTTTTCACCGATAAATTGCCTTTTATACCCGAGAAATCGCCTTTGGCGATTTCAGGGTTATATAATCGGCAATTCATTACGTAGTAAAGGTGAAAAAGTGTAAGACATAGATGTCAATATGAATGACGGTGAAATTACTCTTTTTGCTTAAGGTAATTATACGAAACCAATTCTAGGTGAACTTATGAATAAAATTTCCAGTTATGTATAAAAATATATATATTTATAAAGAGAATGAGAACCAGAAGAACATATTACCGACGTCATCAACGAACCCAGAGAAAAAAACCGTTACATATGGGGGAACAGACGATGAGTTGTAGTCCAATCGTGGCATCAAAGCGTATTAACGGTTCTACTTGTTTAACACCGGAAATCCTTCAGTCGATTAAAGTGGCGTTTAATAAAAAGAATCCTACGAGCCCAATAAAAGAGAGTGACCCGACCAAAATTTGGTGGGCTTTAAAAACCCGGTTGGATTGTCAAAAAGAGGATTGTTGGTTGGATAGTTTATTTGAACCTTCTATGAAGGAAAAAATAAAACGATTTATTTTTGCGCCGAAACATCCGCCAGAATGGAAAAAGAACCCTACAGAATGGTTGACGAATTTTGATATTGAAAAAGTGATGAAGCAATACGAAATAAGTAATCCTGAATTCAAATTTATTGGTCCTACAACGATTGATTTTGATACTCGTCCAGAATCTTGGGGTGGAAAATGTGTTTTAGAGGATTTATGTAATTTCGATTTAGCGCGTTTTATAAGAGCCAAGAGAACTAAAATTGGAATTGTTTTGAATTTAGACAAACATTATCAGGGGGGTAGTCATTGGGTTTCTTTGTATATCGATATTAATGATAAAATTATATTCTTTTTTGACAGCGCTAACAATCCTATTCCTCTAGAAGTGTATAAGAAAATCAGTAAAGAGGATATAGATGATTCTGTGAAAAAGCCATTAGTAAATAGGATTATCGAACAGGGTCATAAAGAAGGTATTGATTTTAAATTTTATACGAATCAAGGGAATCAGCACCAAAATGGTAATACTGAATGTGGTGTTTATTCTCTGTTTTTTTTAATAACGATGTTGACTGGTGAAAACCCTTATACGAAGGGCGTAATGCCGATGATGTCACGTATCCGGTTATTTCGTAAAAAGAGAATACCAGATAAAATGATGATAGCTTGTAGAAAGATTTTTTATAATGAATAACAATTTCTAAAGATATATCAAGAAAAGATTTATGGGACGTAATACAAAACGTGTATCTATAAAACCAAAAAGAAAAACGATAAAAAAATCGGCGAGAAATCGTGTTTGGTTGTTTCGTAAAGACAATCTAGTCGTTTCTTTTAAAACCCCTTTTTTACATATTCAAAAAGAGAAAAAAGGCGGTGCTGAAACGGAAAACAGAGTAGGAAAAGAATTAGTAGAGAACATAAAACGAAAAATGGAGAATAGTAAAATAGGATATACACCAGAAGAATATGAAGCAGTTGAAAAATTATTGAATAGACAGGATTTATGTAATATTCCGGGTAAATTATCGTCTATGGCTTCTGTCGCATATAATTCTTTGACTAAAAATGCGATTTCATTAGGCCAATTTTTAGCCCCTTCACCAGAGAATGTAGAACAAAAAAATGAAAGCACTATTCGTGTTTCTTGGTTTCCTCGTTCAAATCTACATTATAAACGCGGAAATTCGACAGCAAGAGATAAAACCGATTTTAAAATGGGCGATGTAGTGGTGAATATTGAACCAGAAAAATACGCAAATACATCTAGTTATTTTAATGGGATGTTTGGTTCCGTAGAAGACCTTCTTACTGATATTATTGCTGGAAAACGAATACCTAAAAAGGAGCACGTTATTAAAACCGTTTCTCATCAACCACAACTCGATTTAGAAGAAGCAACACAAAGTCCAATTGAACTATCTACGAAAAAAGAAAAAGGTTCTCAAGAAAAAAAGAAATAAAACCAAAATAATATATTCATATAATGTCATTATTTATTAGTAAAGAGAATCAAACCCTTCTTTATGATATGATTCATAAAACCCCTGAAATAAATACTGCGTTCTCTTCTATAGAGCAAAAAAACGAATGGTTTCGAAATATCATTCAAAATCATTATCAATCTCTCCCCCCTAATTTAACTCGCGAATTGTTATTGGCCACCAATCGCCAAGTATTAGCATATATGGTAAGTTCTCTTAGGGAAAGGGTGAAATCGGCATCAAACACGGCGAAAGTTCAATATACTCCTATTTATGACAATCCAAAACCGAAAGCCATAGATTTTAGTGAAAAAATAGAAGACGAAGTGATTACCAATATGGCCGAATTAATCGAACAACAAAAACGAATGAGAGAACGCGAATTACAAGAGTATACTCCGCCTCCCCCGGCGACACCCGAAAAGGTAAATATTTTAGAGGATTTACCGAAAAATGTTCTCCAACCAACCGATTTACACCTTTCCACAATCAAACCGCACCCTTCAGTGACAGTTATGAATGGTGTAAAAGACCGACATGTAAGGTTCGAAGAAAATTCTCAATTAGAAGAGCGTTTATCCAGAATAGAAACAAAAATCGAAGATTTAATCCGTCTTTTTCGAGAACATCACCAACCATCGAGCGAGAATGTCATAAAGGAAAATATTAGTATATTGAAACAAATGATTCATGAAAAGGATTCATGAAAAGGATTCATAAAAATATATAAATATAATCCTTTATGACAAAGAATAGAAGGTTTTATGGAGGTTTTGAAAAATGTTTTATATATTAATCTAGACCATCGAACAGACCGATTGGACCACGTGAAGTTCGAACTTGAAAAAATAGGAATCCGGGACCCTATACGATTTCCTGCTGTAAAAATGCCGGCGGGGAATGTCGGGTGTACAATAAGTCATATTCGTTGTTTGGAGATTGCTAAAAAAAATCAATGGCCGGCGGTTTTTATTTGTGAAGACGATATTACATTTACTCAACCAGATGTTCTCTTGAATAGTTTAAAAAAAATGGTGGAATCTGGGATTGAATGGGATGTTCTCGTGATTGGTGGGAACAATTGTCCTCCATTTATTCAAACTACGGAATTCTGTGCCCGTGTAATGAACGTTCAAACTACGACTGGCTATATTGTCAAAAAGGAATATTATGATATTCTTTATGACAATTTCAAGGAGGGTTTAGACAAATTAATAAGAGAACCTGAAAAGAAGAAACTGTTTTCTATTGATATTTATTGGAAAGAACTTCAAAAAACGGGGCGATGGTATATGTTATTACCTTTGACGGTGGTTCAATATTACGACTATAGTGATATTGAAGAAAAAGTGACGGATTATCGTGGGATGATGCTCGATTTTGATAAAAAAGCTTTGATTGAACGATTGATGAGAGAACAGCAACAAGAGGTCGAGAAAAAAAAGTTATTCAAAATGTCTAATTTTCATTCATAATAATAATATGTTCTCGAACTTGGTTTATGAGTTGGATATAATAACGTGTCATAAAGACGGCAATTATATAATAGCCGAAAAGTTGTAAATCGTTTTTGGCTGTTGGATGAGGTCGAATATTTGGATTCGGGTGATATATCCAGCAGAAATATAATCCCCAATAAGATGATATGAAAATGAGGTCAAAAAAAGCCATTTTCATATATTATTTTTTTGTTTTTATATAATTATGGATAAATGGGTTCATAGATTTTGAAAAAGTGTTCGATATCTTCTATATCGGTTGATTTCTTTATGACTTTTTTTGTCACTTTTTTCGTTTCTTCGTTGAAGGTAATTTGGGTAATATGGATAATTCGAGAGGGTTCTTCCTTTGTTTTACAAGAGAACAACCTGCGATTTACAGGAGTTTCTGGTAAAGAATGAAGTTCCCAACATTCTACAGGAGTATTTTGAAAAAGGGATTGTAATACGGACATTCTATATGTATATACCTTTATGAAAAAATTCGTTCGATTTTCTGGTTCATTTATCCATAAGTTGTAAAAACTGTGACATAACCCCCTTGTTTTTTTCGGCATATGCTTGACTCTTCAACGTGGCCTGATATTCTTTTGCCGCCATTCGTTCTTTGAGAATCTGCTGTTTCTCTTCGAAAAATCTTTCGTGTTCTGACCTGTCAACGTGTTGAATTTGTAGAGAACCACGTTCTCTTTGTAAATGGTCCATCGAAGAAAATTTGCGGACATTTTCATAATCTCGTTCTGAAACCGCCAATACAGTTTGGTCTTTATGAACTTTACGTAAATCATCGTATTTCAATTTACTGAACGGGTCGCTTGTTACATAGGCGTCGTCGTCTTCTGGGTCATAAAGGTTACCATATGATGGGCCGCCCGAATTCATATTTTCAACACCAGTATATTTCACAAGGGATGCGGATGTTCTTTTTATTTGGTCGATTGCGGCTGATAATCCAGTAGTAGATTGGACATCGTCGAATTGGTATAGTGGGTCATTCTTTTTAAACCAATCATTCGCGTCTGGTTTAGGGCGAGTGTCTACGACCATATTTTCAAACAATTTATTGAATTTGTCTTGAAATTTTTCTTGGCCCATTTCATTCATCGTTTTTTCAATCGTTTTCGCAGTTTTACGGTCAGGAAGACTTTCATTCAAAGGTATATAAGTTTGTTTTGTAGTAGGAACATCGGCGGACGTTTTCGAATTTTCATTATAATAATTGACAACTAAATCAAATGCTTTTTTATAAAAAAGGAAATAATCGGGAGGTAATCGCGATTTGTCTGGATGCATTTTGAGAACCATGAGTTTAGCACGTTTTAAATCATCGATAGTGATATTGGAGCTCAATTGGAAAAGTTCTAATATTTCACGAAAAGAATACATATTGATATTGAGATTATGGGATTTGTTATTTAGAGAGCACGATTTCATTCTTGATATGAACCAACATATTATTTCTTTATGACATACGCAAAAAATTCATTATATATTTATCATAAATATATAAAAAATGTTTAAAACTATGACATTTACTACTATATCGAAAACACCTGTTACGATGTCTTCTACTATTCCTTCCAACGTGATTAGAGAATTGTCTAAAGACCAATTTGCGAATGCTTTACAAAATAATCGTGGTGCGCTTGTCATAAAGTTTGGAGCTGAATGGTGTGGTCCTTGTAAAACGATTGAGCCTTTAGTAAATGATTGGATGGCCAAATTTCCTCCAAGTATTCAAGGCGCCATTATTGATATTGATGATAATTTCGAGATTTATGCTTTATTAAAATCGAAGAGACAAATCAACGGAGTTCCTACTATTATGTGTTATAAACAGGGCAATATCACTCCAATTCCAGACCATATTGTAGTAGGAACCGATGTAAATAAAATCAACCAGTTTTTTACACAGTGTTTGACATATGCTTAAGGGGATTTATTTATGTTTCTTCGTTCTTCTCTGTGTTCTTCTTCTCTTTTTTCCACCTTTGGTTTCCACCGGTAAAGAAGGTTCTCCCATTTCCTCTTGTTTTTCCTCTGGTTCTTCTGGGGGGACGACTTCTTCTTCTGGGGGGACGACTTCTTCTTCTGGGATTTGTTCAACCGGCGAAGGAATATCCTCCGGTAATGGTGCTGTCAAGTTTGTCATAAAGGAAGAATTTGAAACGGTAGAATCGACGACTTCTTCCACTAGTTCATCTGGTTCCATAATAGTCATATAGGCTAATATAATAGTCGTTACGGTTATCATTCCATAAGTAAATAAAGGAATCCCTCCAATTCCAGCAAAAAATCCGTCATAATTACTATTTGTTGGCATAAGTTATATTATCAAAATATATTTATTTCATTATTCCATTCATCCCATAATCCTCCAGAATTCATTTGGAATTTTTTTATTTCGTCGTCATTCAAAACATCTTTTACAATATGATTCTTTTTGACATCTTCCAAAATGGGATTTGACGACTTATAATTTTCCAATTCCATATATTTTTTTTGAATAATGATATTACGTTGAATCATAAAAATATCCATTACATCTTTTTCTTGTATGATATATCTTTCATCAAACCCCGATATAGATTCTAGTGTAGGATATTTATGACTAAACACGCTAAGAATAGCAAATATTATATATAACATAATTATATATAATAGAGATAATTGTTTATACCAATTACATTTGATACAACGCCTTTTGGTTCTTAGCAAACCATTTTTCCTTGATACTATTGTCCAACGTTATTTTATGATGTCTTTCGAACTCTTCTGGATTTCTATAAAATAGCTTTCTCGGTTGTTCATTTAAATCCGTCTTTGTATAAAGTGCTGTATCCTTTACTATAAAATAAAGGTCTTCTGCCTTTGTTCCAACATATTCGTTTTCACGAATTCCAGTAGTGGCATTCCGGATTTTTCCTTGACAAGGACTAGAAAACACTCGAATCTTTATAGTTTGTAACTCTCCGTCATCTGAATATTCTTGTCTCTTATAAGAGTAATAGTCATAGTCAGTAAGTCTGTATAATTCAGACTTTTTCTTTCTATCACGTTCCTCTGTATCCATACTAGAGGTTTCCTCGATACTTATATCCTCATTATCAAAATCAAGGACAGCATCATCATAGACGTTTTCATCAGCATACATTCTTAGAAGGGGGAAAAGATAAGGTGGGGGGTAGGTATACTAATATACGCCAACGTTTTTATATTGTTTTTGAATAAAATAAAATAGAAGGATATATAAAGAACTATAAAATGTATCAATTAAGCAGGTCTAAAATAGATGTTCAAAATGCATTTTTATACCACCGAAAATTTGAAATGGAACGTCCTACAGAGACGTCATTCAAAAATGTCGATGATACCCCACCCTCGACGGATTCAAATGACTCATATAATTTCTTTGAGGGTTTAAATGAATTTGTTCGTAATACAATAAAATCTTCCAGTTCTCGCTCTAGTCCTTCTTATATTAGTCATAAAGAAGATGATATTGTTAAGGAAAAAATTACCGAACCAATTAAAGAACCCGAACCTATTGAAGAACCCGAACCTATTGAAGAACCCGAACCGATGGAAGAACCTGAACCGATGGAAGAACCCGAACCTATTGAAGAACCCGAACCTATTGAAGAACCCGAACCGATGGAAGAACCCGAACCTATTGAAGAACCTGAACCTATTGAAGAACCCGAACCGATGGAAGAACCCGAACCTATTGAAGAACAACCATTCGAAGAAGAATCGATTGAAGAGGAACTGATAAACGAA